TTCTCTCATTCTATCATCGTCTGTAAATCCGTCAAGATGGTTCCACATATGATTTCTCCAACTATACACACAATACTCAAAAAGATGGATTGATGTATAGATGTTCCACTTTTTCCAAGTGTCATTGTTCATCGCAGTTTCCCTTTGATTTTAGTGAGACAATCATTAAAACCTTCTACACTACACTCAACATAAGCATTTTGACTTCCTGCTGCTGATTGTTCCTTCGGCAACCATTCTTCAATTTTTGTTATAAGGAAATCTATGGTAGCATCTTCGTGATACCAGTCATAAATCACATCATAAAGAGTAGTGGGTTTTGGTGGTTCCACTCTCTTATACTTCACACCCATAATGGTTGCGTAATCTCCTTCTATGAGAACTTTTGAGATATCAGTTTCAGTCATAATTTCCCTTTCGCACCTCATTAAACCACACACCTTCAAGCAGACGATGAGTTTCACCATCAGTAATTTGTTTCAGGAAAACACCATCAAGTTCCTCTTTCCTCATATACCAAATAACAGTATTTGGAGTTTCCAAACGACAATAAATCTGTTCAATATAAGAAACAATCTCAAACTTTCCAGAGTTTTCAAGATACATTCTTGGTTGAGATTTATGTGTCTCAATCTCTTTAAGGAGTTCCAGTTTCTTTTGAAGCACTTTGATTTCTGCTTCTGTCTTTTCAATATCAGATTTGTAAGTCATTTGTTTCAGATAAGGAGTAGCATCCATCACACCATCTTTCATTGCTTGTCTAAAAGCATTACGCAATCCATCATCCACTTGTTCTGGTGTTTGTGGTTTTGGTTGAAATTCAGTCATTATTCGTCAGTCCTACTTCAAGTCCTTCCATTCTTCCCATATTATACCCCATAATGAACGCAGAGTGCAACCACTTATACATCAAATCCTTACGAGTATTCACATCCTCAACTTCGCAATCACCGAAAAAATATTCACTACGAAATGCAAAACCACCATTAAGGTCATTAAACCATTCCTGAAATGCGACTTCAATTGTATCATCAAAGTCCCAATCGGCAGTAGGATGTTTAGTCATTTCAGTTCATCTTCTTGTCTTTCAATCTCAAAGATTTCATTTAGAAACTCTAAACCGTATTTACCTACGACCCACGCATCTTTATCCTCAAAGAACCTATCACCTATGGTTCTCATATCATAACACTCTTTGCCTTTATCAAAGAAAGCAATCACATAACAGTTCTCTTGTCCTGAACCATTAGATTGATACCATTTGACGAGTTCATACTTTTTATTGACGGAGCTCCAACGGAACTCAATGTTACGGAACCTCATGAGTAATACTCCGACTCATCAAATGTAAAGTATTCATGAAGTGCAGACATCACAGCATCCTCAATGTGTTCAATGATAGCACCTTCAGTCGGATTTTCAACATGCTTATGGGCACGATGCCATCCCTGTCTAACACCTTCTTCAATAGCGACATTGAGTATATGATAAATTTTAGGTTTCATTGAATTACCTCCCAGTGTGCATCAGATTTGTCACCAAAACGATTAGTTCCAGTTCTTGTGCTTACCCAAAAAAAGTATTTGCGGTTTTCTGATGCCAAGAATAACTCACCACCAGTATCCTGCTCTACAATACAGACAGGATTGTTATCCATTATATTACACAGACGGTTTTTTGCTTTGCTGCTTTTGGGATTTACTTTGACTTTTCTCATTTTGAATTTCCAGTTTCAGTTTCCGAATGGTAGGAAAGAAATAAGCAAAATCTCTTGTTTCAGTAATGCGTTTGATTTCGCCACACACATCACACGTCGCCTCATAAACTGAGGAGCAACCTACAGAATACACACCATACTTTTCTCCACAATCAAAACAAGTATTGTAAGCATTCTCAAGTTTCTTGAGTAGTGCTTTCTTTTCTTTGAGTGTCATCATAAAGCGTCACTGGTGGTTTTGTGTTTGTAAAGTCATCATACAACATTTTTGCGAACAATAGGTGAGGTCGTGTGCCAGTTTCCAAACTGGTCGATGTTGCGACTGCCCACATAATGTTCAATGTTTTACTATCAGGCAATATCGTCATCTAACTCCACATCTTCAACAAGGTCCTTTATTCTATCAAAGAAATCTTCATCCAAAGGTATCAACTTCTCTTCACCACGATCAATCCTATCACACATTTCCATCAGATATTCTAGAAACTCTTTAGGATATGTTTCATCAAGGTTAATAGAAGTCCAGAACCATTCATAACATTCTTGATATGGATCATCATCACTCAGTAGACCATAATCAGCATAGTTTCCGCTGATAAGGTCACGCCACATCTTGAAATTATTCCAGATTTCTCTCCAACCAGTCTGGAAACAATGACCAAAGTAATACTCAAACCAGTTCAGTTTCGTCTTCATCTACTTTCTCCAAATGATCCCAGTTCCAAGTGCGGGAGATAAAATCAATATCAAATCCAAACTTATATACCCAAAATAGAATACTCAAAACACTACCAGATCCAGACTTAATTTGAAAGTAAGGCCAAGAAGGATAGTCATTCCAACTTACTGAAATCTGGAACAAACTCCAACGCTTGATATTCAAGATTTGAGCATACCAATCATGCCCATAATCATAATGATGTTTAAATTTAATCAGTCGGGAAATCTTCATCTAACTCCTTTAATCGTTTCTCCCATGTTACACCACTTGTCGATCCTTTGCAAGGGTTTATACATGTATCATCACCATAATTATTGCATACTAAACCAGCAAGATCATGGGGATCTCCTTCTTTTCCAGTACCAGACCAATAGTGTTGATCATTGATCCAAGTAGCACCGCACTTAGGACATGTCTTTGTATTCATTTTTGTACTCTGTAAGAAACTTTTTGAAATCTTTTGTATCTTTTACTAATCTCCTTTTAAGGTTCCAACCCATCCACTTCATTTGAAGTCTTACAAATGAGTAACGCAGTTGTAGATCAGCATAAGCAAAGAGTTTCATTGTTTCTTCAATCCCAGCATATGACACTAGGATTGCAAAGAACACAACAATAAAGTAAGTTCCGTACATTGCAACTCTATGCTACATTTTTTTATTTATTCTTTACCTACAGTTTCTTTCCATGCTTCCTTAAATGCTTCATCCCATTCACCACTGACGTAATCGATGTAATTATTAATTAAACTTGACATAGTTTGAATTTTGTCATAATCTTGACGTTCAGAAGCATCCCAAATACTATCAGCAATTTCTTTAAGTTCAATTACTTTAGAAAATACTTCTTCTAGTCTATTCATTGATTTCCAAGTAGGACTAAGCATTGTTGATCTCCCTGGTTGTATATGATGTAATCCTGATTATTACTTTTGCTATAATACCACAAAACCACCCTTTTTAGGGGTGGTTCTTGCGAAACTTAGCAGATTATCAAATTATTCAATTGTTTAGGAAGATCAGACTGCTTGCAGTTGACCGTCAGCGCGATACTGAGAAATCAGTTTGCCGACGCTTTGACCACTAGCAATAGCACTTTCCAGACCTTCACGCACAAGCGACTGATCTTTGGCAATAAAACCATACTCAGTATCGTTCGAGGTAAACTTCACGCCAACAGCGTTGTTATCACCGAAAGACACAGAAGCAACAGCAGTCGAATTAGCGATGTTCAGAACGGTCATGATAAAAAAGTAAAGTTGAGGTTTGCTAATGAGTGTCTTTAGGGCGCATCTCATTCCCTTGATTACTTAGTAATCATACCACGGGGATCGTGGATCGGTCAAGGGGTTGGTTGATAAGGATTGATTATCAGTTCACCACCCGCAGCAACGATTGACTTATAAAATTCAATATCTTCTTTAAGTTTCACTTTTATGTCTTCTAAAATAGGATTTAAAATTTTTAAATTTGTTTCAGGAGATTTGTTCAATTCTGGTAATGTTATTAACTCACCAAAAATATTTGATAAAAAACTACAAAATAAATCCAATCGATTAAAATCAAATACTCTATCGATAAAAAGTTTTTGATATACATCATCAAAATCTGGATTTACACAATCTTTAAAGATATTCCTTTGGACACTAAGTTGGTGTTTTTGAATATGTATGCACATACTTGTTGATGAATAATTCCAAAAATTTTCAAAAGATGTACAACTAGAAAGATATGCACTAGGATATGAAGATTGTTTGGACATTCTTTGAAGTTCCAAATTGCACATTTTATAGAAGGACTTTAATCTATCAATTGGTTCTCGAACTACAGCAATTTTATAGTAATCATATGGAAGAAATGGTCTGATTGCTTTATCATATATTTCACATGAAAGATGTGAAAGATTCCCTCGTTTTAGGGGAAATTTACTTTTTATATCCTCGTTTATTATAACATCTACATATTTTGATAGAGCAGCATGTATAGATGTTGATGCTGTTCTTTCTAATGTAAAAATAACTAATTTATGTTTATGTGAAACTAACATTTAATGCCAACATATTCAAAATCTTCTTCTTCTGGCACAACATCTAATACCAATTCACAATAATCTTCATAATCAATGCCAAGATACTTGGCAAAGTTTTCATAATCATCGTGCGATTTTAAGTCTCTTTCAGTTAGCATGATGAAACCTCTTGATTTAGACTTTGATTTTACGATGGACATGGTAATATGTCAAGCGTTGAAACGATCTGCTAGTCTTTCGTGATCTGCTTGAGAAGATCTATCATCTTCCATATGATCATCTTCACTTTCGAAGAGTAATTCAACTCTGTCTACAGCATAATCGAATGTTTCTTCCAAATAAAATGGTGTTGGCATCGGAAAAAAAATGATGTATTACTATGTATACTCAACCTTCAATTTGTTCGGAAATCACAACAGTATCATCCAATTTGGTATAAAGTTGTACAAAAGATTGCTTAGTCTCTTCATCGAACCTATTCAGGCACAATTCAATTGACTTCATCTTATTACCAAAGATACTGTAAGCGCGAATAATATGTGTCAGACGGCGAGTTGAAATAATCTCATCAATGCCACCTTCAGCAAAAGTTTTCCGCACAATATCTGCCCAGGAGCATAAATGTGCAATAAAACTTTCGTGCTCACCAATCAAAGGAACATTCAGTTGTTCACACAATGCACGCAAGATTTTATTCTCTACAGCAGGCGTAGGATATTCTTGCTCAAAAGTAATTGGAAAACGCTCAAGAAACGCTTCATTCAGTACGTTAGTACCGATAAAACGTCCATCATCAGAACCTTTACCTTTGGTATTTGCAGTTGCAACAACAGTAAACCCAGCAGCAGGTTTGACATACTCACCAATCTTCTTCAAGAAGACACCTTTACCTTCAAGAACAGATTGCAGACACAAAATTTTATTGGATGCAAGATCGATCTCATCAAGTAATAGAACAGCACCACGCTCTAGTGCTTCAATCACAGGACCATTGTGCCAGACAGTTTCACCATTCACAAGGCGAAAACCACCGATCAGATCATCTTCATCAGTCTCTACAGTAATGTTAACGCGGATCAATTCCCGACCCAGTTGAGCACACGCTTGCTCCACACCGAACGTTTTACCATTACCCGACAGACCCGTAATGAATACTGGATAGAAGATACGGGACGCAATAACTTTCTTGAGACTGCTAAAATTACCAAACTGGACGAAGGTATCATCTCTTTCAGGAATAAGATCTTGTTGCACTTTAGCAGTTTTACCCAGCGATACACTGTTATCCACAATACTTTCCAGTTGTTGCTTTGCTTCCTGCACAGTCAAGTTCCACTTACCACGACCAACTTTATACTTATTCAGATATTTGGTAATCGTAGCATAAGAAACACTATGAGAATTGCAGTATGCTTGCAGCATATTTACATCAATCTCAGTGCCAAAGTTGTCACTCAGATTATCAAAGTGGTAGGTAAAATCAATAGTGCGTGGCATGTCTTTGTTTGAACTGAAGGTATCTTATCAGGGATTGGGGTGGTTTGGAGCATTTGGTGGACGGTTCATCAACTGTCTGAGCAGTGCCTGCCGTCGTGCTTTTGCTTGTCTCAACGCTTGAGGTTTGAGACTACGTTTGGGATCTTTACCAGAATTGTGTTGCCAGTTAGGTGTTGACATTTGCCTTATGCTTATTGATAGTGTTTTGCCAAAACTCGGATGTCATTTCTTTAGATCCTACCATCTTTGCAACAATAACACCATCGATGAGTGCCACTAGAGTAGGTGTCACATCGATGCCACAATCTCGCGCATAATCAGACCAGACACCATTTACCTTTGCATTGGTAATGGTAACAACATCCTCCCACCCTTCTACTTTCTTCAGTTGTGTTTCTGCGTACATACATGGGCGGCAACCTTCTTGTACAAAAAGTTTAATTTCAGTCATGCAAT